TCTTTTGATTTCGGCTTGTCGTCATCCTTTTTAGGAATCACGAGCTTGCAGCGCGAGGAAATGGTTAAGCCCAAATCACTGGAAGCCTGCCGGCATTGTTTGAATAGTTTATCTTGATTGATAAGTAAGTCCGAATACGCTTCATTGACTACCGTTTTTTCTTTTTCCCCCACGACATTTCCCTGTGCGTCCTTATCTTTGACGACTATTGTTTTCATTGGCCCTTGCTCAAGCAGCTGGTCCGTCACCTGAAGGTATAGCTTCCGTGAATATAAAAAACGGGCGAGCGCATCCACATCTAAATTCGTCATAATTCCGATGTTTTTCAGCTCGTCCGCTATTTTTTTGAATTCCCTTTTTAAGTCTTTCGGTAAATAAGAAGGCGCCTTTACTTTGTCGCTTGGCGCCTTGATCTCCTGCTTTCTTCGTTCTTCAATCTCCTGTTTTGTCAGGTTTTTCTTACCTTTCACAAGCAATAAGTCAACCGGTTGCCTTGGTCTTGCCATTCCCTCACCTCCTTCCGAAATTTCATTTAGGGAATTTTTCAAAATGTGGAGGGGAGCGCGGTCTCCGGCGAATTCTTTCCAGAGATTTAAGGGCGGGGGGTCTCCATTTCCTCCCGCAGCTGCAGCATGGCAGTCTCTAATTCTTTTCGAGCTTGCGTGTATTTTTGTTTGTATACGTCAATTCCCTTTTGCGCTTGTGCATTGAGACGCAGCACGGTCAGTTTCTTTACCTTCTGTTGCATGCGCCTGATCGTCTCGTCTGTGTAGTAGGACGTGTATTCAGTCTGACACCGCGGACACTTGATGTAATGCTGCCGCACCCCGTTGTCATGCTTCCTAACCTTCGAACATCCTTTGATATGGAACTTGGTTCCACAGTGATCACATACGCAGGTTTGATGTTCTGTTGCCAAAGCCTCCATCCTCCTTTGCGGTCTTCCTGCTGTGGCAGGGCGCACACAGCGGCTGCCAGTTGGAAGAATCCCAAAATAGTTTTTTATCTCCTTTATGCGGAACGATATGGTCAACGACTGTTGCGGGAACCCGCCTGCCTTCCTTCATGCAGGAAACACAGAAAGGATGCTTTGACAGATAACCCTGTCTTGCCTTCCGCCACTTGTTGTCATACCCCCGGTGGGAAGCAGACTCACGGTATTGATCATAGGCCGGCTTTGTTCTCTTGTGCTGTTCGCAGTAGCCTTCCCGGGTGAGAGTCGGGCAGCCTGGCTCATTACAAGGTTTCAACGGTTTTTGCATATCATCCCTCCAAATAAAAAACGCCCTCCCGTGTTTTGGGAAAGCGCTTGGAATTTATATTTATTCAATTTCTCTTTATAACCTTTTTTGCTCCCACTCTTGATAGAATCTCTCAAGCTGTTCGATCTCGGACCACTCCAAACAATTTGAAGGCACTGGTTCTTCATGATCAATTAACGCTTTTAATAACAATTCTACCTCGCTAAAAGTTTTAGGGTTTTGATTTAGTTGCACCAAAGCATTATAGGGTTTATCCTCTTTAACCTCTTTCTCTAAAAAAGCACTCTCAAAGTTTTTCATTGATGCAATTAATCGAATTTTTGAAGGATCAATATGATTGTTTTTTTCATTTAAAATGTTTAGATTAACGGTCCATGCTGAATTACGGTTTCCTGACTCTAATGTCGGGTAATCACTATCATGTAGGATAGAGTATTTTGAACCAAAATGATTTAAAATTTTCATCAATGAAACAATTGTTGCTTTTCCCCTCGCCCTGATTATATGTATATCTTTATAGCTATCATTGCTAGCTATTACTTGCTTTAATGCCGTGTATTCTGTATCTCCTTCTACTATGATTGAATATCCCCCAAAAAAGAATTCTGTGACATGAGGATCACAAATATTAAGAAGTTTTAGTCTCTTCTTATCTTCATCATGTAATTGTACTTTACTTGGTCGAAAAACTGTAGTACCTTCAACATTCCCTTCCGTATTTCTTTCGACTCTTATTATTGTCGTGTTATCACGAGATAAATCAATAAAAGCAGGTGAATGAGTAGTAACCATGACTTGCCAATTCCCTTTTTTAGGAAGATCATATAGTACCTTACATGCTTCTCGGACTGCATTTGGGTGTAGACATAATTCGGGTTCATCTAATAATAATACATGGGGACGGTCATTTTTTGTTGATGATTCAGAAATATATCTAAGTGATGCCCAAAGGAGCGTTCTTCTTGCTCCACTTCCTTGCCTGTCAACTGTACTTCTATATCCTGTTTCTGGACCTATCAGAAGTTTTGATCCTGCTTTAAATAAACTAATACTTTTATCCAGATCTTCTTCAGGTCTCGCATCGAATATAACCTTATAACCTGGAAAGACTTCTTTTAATATTTCTGATATTCCGTCCTGAGCTCTTGTTATTTCCTCTTGGGAATCTTGAATTATTTTTCTCTGAATTTCTTTAATAGAGTTTAATAATTTAACATAATCACTTTCTTCTTTGGAAACTTTTAAAGATTTAACTCGGTCCTGTAATATCGAGGTTATCATTTTTACCAATTCATTTGTTTGATCAATAGGATCTTGAAAAGCATCTACTCTATGAGGTTGTGGACGTCTTGAGTTGGCTACATTTGCAGCTCCCCAAGGAACAGAATCATCATCCCAAACACCTTTTAAAACATTAAAACCTCTTCTTTTCGGTTTTCCTGGCTCTGACCATGTCCAACATTCCCTGACTAATTTCTCCCCGCTAGAATCATCAATCCATTTTTCCCCTGGGGTGTTATCATATACTATTGTCTGTAATTCTATTTCTGGAAGAAATTCAGAATTAACTTCCCCATTTGGAAAATCATCTAAAGTTAGTTGAGATTTTTTAGAGCCGTCACTCATAACTACTTCATACGCTCGTAATATCGAACTTTTTCCCACATTATTTGGACCTACCAATACCACAATTTCATCTAATTCGATTTCTACTGGTACCCTACCAATGCTTCGAAAGTTCTTTATAATTAACTTTTTTAACCTAGGACGTTGTAATCCTTGTTGATCCATTCTTCACACTCCTTTTATATAGTCTTTCCATCCATAATATCACAATTTTGGGTATGTCAATATTATTTAAAATAAAGATTTTTCTTTATACACAACATACCCGAATTTATGAGAAGGACAAGGAGAGTGATAATGAATAGTTTATAAATTTAATGAAATGATTCCCCCTTACGCTAAACACTCATTGAAATTGCACCTTACACATACTCCGGGAGGAAGCCAAGTATTGTAAGGCGGCATGTCCATAGAACATACTTTTTACAATCTCCCGATACCAAAGCCGCAAGACTAGCGCGATCCGGCTCAGAATGTTCCTCCCGTGTGGCTTCATTCTTCATCGCCTTAATTTGAGTATCCGAATTCACCTTGATAAGGGAATGGTGCGTATCCCGTTATTTTTTGATAAGTAAATCTTATCGATAAATCACACATAAAAATTCCCCCTCTTTATCCTCCCGATTATCGGAAAAATGTCGGGATTTTGTCGGGTTTTTCTCGATGAAAAAAGCACTCAGATAATTCCGAGTGCTGTTGCTATACGGCAGATTGCCCGTTGCTTTATTTCATAATAGGTATCCTTTTTCATGCCGAGTTCCATATAAATATTGATGTCTTTCACCCTGGCAGCCGTCAGGTATTTCTTTTCGATGATCAAACGTTCCTCATCATCCAAGCTGTTTTGTAAAGCCCGTTCCATCTGTTTGACTTTGAGTTCATTAACGGTAAATGAATCCCGGAGGGAAGGGAAAATGTTTATGCCGGCAGACGAACATTCTTTTTTATTCTCTAATTGGACTTTAAGAGCGCGGTAATTTTTCAGTTCTTTGATGACTATTTTTCGGACGGCTTTTTCATCCACATCATCGAGAAAAGATAGCTGTTCCTTTGACACCCTTTCCCTCCATTCGTTCATTTTTCTTTTTCCCATTCTGAATCCGTCTTTCCGCAATCTCCATCCAGATGAACGGAGCGGCAATAATGATGAACCCTATAAATAGATAAATCATAACTCCCCCTCCCCGGCTTCCGCCTCCTTCAATAGATCAGGTTTTCTATATTTGTCTCCAATAATTTCGGACCAACTTGCAAAAGCGGATAATGGTTCACGTACAACACGTCGACAGAGGGGATCGTAACCTTTAGCATAAAAACCACCTTCAACAAACACGACTTCCAAAATAGCGCCTCTGTCATTTCTTAGAATGTCTCCGTCATAGTACTCTTTTCCATGCTTATCGTTTAACCCAGTGTATTCTCTCACCTTTACCCTTGGATGATCCAAATGCTCATGAAAAAGCTGTTTAATACTCTCCCAGTTATACATTTGTTCAGCATCTAAATCCCATGCCTGAAATTTAATCTCTCTCATGCCGTCGCCTCCCATCATTTCACCCTTTGAAGTCTATTCATATCATCAATATTCATTTGATAGTCAGCCTCTCTGACGGCGGCAGCAAATGATTCAATACCTTTTTCCCAAAGGCCATGACGCTCAATGATTTCCGAAAACTCTTCAACGTCATGCTCGCGGATTCCCCAACTGTCAGGATCTTCTGCGGGCCCGTACATAACCCATTTGCTTGAATCATTCGGATCCGGTTCCTCCCATTCCGCGCGGGTAAAATGACAAAGCTCATGATTGACCAGGGCGGCGCGCTGCTCTTGGTTCATCGTCTTCCAGGCTTCTTTATTGATGAATACAAAAAGCATGTAATCAGTCATATGGCGCTCAAAGGCCGTGCATTTTTTCGCCTTCCCGGCCCATTTGCTGTTACCTTCCCGGATGTAAAAACCAATGTGTTTCTTTGCATCTTTTAAATGTGGGTGATATTTATCAATTAAACTTTCGGCCAGCTGCCGCACCTCTTGTGATTCTTCAAAACCTACAAATGCCATGGTCATTTTCCCCTTTCAATCAATTTCTTTTTGAATATTTCGTCTAATTCAGTCAATGAAAGCTCGTACAGCTGCCGACCGTCAGGCGTTTTAAAAAATCCCATTTTAAGCAGCCGCGCTTTAAGCTCGTCCTTTTTCCTTTCGCAATAAAGGGCCTTCATTAAGTCATTCACACAAGGCCCCCCTTTAACAGCTCCCGGGCCATGTAATGAAAATGATGATAGATATAGTTTCCGGTCGCGCTTGGATTAATAAAAACGGTTGAGAAATTGTAACGGACTTCAAACGTTTTTAAACTGCCAAGCAAAGATTGCGGCTTATATTGTGAGCGATATTTTCCGTTCAATATTTTTTGGTAGCCTTCCAGATCCTCCACAAGAAGAGTGAAGGGGTGTTTGGATGCACGAATCAATTCATTTTCAAACCGGGAACGGTCCTTAATGGATTGAACCAGCTCATCAACTCCATTTTTCCGTTCGATAGCAGCATTCAAATACATGTCCCGGCTAATCCCGTATTCCTCGTTTCTCGGGATCATGGCGGAATAGTCGCCCGTCTTCATCCCTTTGAATTTGATGGATACGTTCTTTTTGCGGAGATAGTCAAGAACATGCTGGTTCTTCTGCTCCCTCGTATCCACAATAATGATCATGCTGTCGAGAATATTTTTTAATTCTGTATCCGAATAGTTATAGTGAATAATCGTCATGCTTTCTTCCCCTTAAAGTACGACATGGCCCTTTCATAGATTTCTAAAGAGAGCTTGTCCGTTTCTTCATCCTCAAAATTCGAAACGGAGCTGTTCAGATCTCTCCAGCCGTTCTCCCAAAATAGAACGAGCAATCTCGCGGCTTTGGTTGCCGCATCCCACTCATGATTAAACCAGTCGTCTATTTTTGGATTCATTTCTTGATCTATGCCCATAAAATAATTGATGATTTTATCAATGGTCTGTTTGACTTTATGATCCTGCATTGAGTATTCACCTTTTAAATACTGGATGAGCCGTTTTTTATGTGACTGAACAAATTCCACAAGTTCGGGATAGACGTTCTCCGGATGCTCAATATAAAGGTCATCCCCGTCCAGAACTAAAGGTGATCCCAAAAAGGCAAGGTCATCACAAATTTGTTTTGGGTGCAAAATTATCACCTCTTTTAAAAAGGGGTTACTAAAGGGTTATCGAACTTAAATTTCAGTAACCCTTTAAAAACTCAGTCATATCAAGGGTTTCAACCTCTTTTGTGTTACTGGGTTATCAAAGGTTACCTATTTTTCTATTAAAGTCTATATACTTATATATATATTTATTTTTTATTTATTTTTTTTCATGAGAACGGAACATAGAATTTAAGTAACCCTTAGTAACCCCTAAATAATGTAAAACTTTACAAACCCTTATATATCAATGGTTAAAGCTTCTTTCTATTGATAGAAGCGACCTTACTTGGGTTACTTTTTGAAGAAAATTCAGTAACCCTTTCAGTAACCCGCCCATCATTATTCTGCAAAAAGCTTCCTCCGGCATATTGATTTAATGTCATCCCATGAATAAATGTCTTGTTTTTTGCACCTTTTACTTTTTTAAAGCCTCGAATTTCTAATTGACGGTAAAAGGCGCGATTTTTCAACTCAACATCATCATTTTCATAACACCAATCTTTGTATTCCTTATAAAGTTCCTTTGCTTCGATTTTTGCAGCCGGATGAGTGACACACTTTTCAGCAAGAAAAGGGGCGAGAATGTCCATATCCTCCCGGTAGCCTTCCGTTGCCTTCCTGATCGCTTCCGGTTCTCCCAGGCCTTCCTTCTGCCACTTCAGGCAGCCCTCAATAGCCCACCGCAGGATCCCTGACATTTCCGCAGCCAGTTTCTGCGGCAGCTTCTTGTCTACTTTTTCTTTTGGAATCGTGACAGTAAACGGGACCAGCCGGATCCGGCGCCAAATACCTTCATCGCTGCCTTTAACGATCGGTTTATGGTTTGTGGTAAAGAAGACTTTAAATTCCGGTGTAAACTCAAAGTATTCCTGGCGCAGAAAACGCGCTGACATCTTTTCGCCGCCGGTGATCTGCTTCACCAACGATTCAGACAGCTGCTGTCCCTCTTCACTCTCGACAGCCGACACAAACCGGGCGCCGTCCAACCTGGCAATGTCATTGTTTATGGCGCTGTCATTTTTCTTCTTTATGAAGGTGTCGCTGTTTGTCTGCCGCCCATAGTCCCCGAACAGGTGCTGAACAGTATTGATAAAGGTTGATTTACCATTCCGACCGTTTCCAAATAGAAAGAACATGACCTGTTCTGTGGTGTCCCCGGTCAGCGAATAACCAATTGCCTTCTGCATGAAATCAATAATTTCATAGTTTGGCGTGCCCTGGTCATCTATAAAAATACTTTCCAAGAAAGCTTTCCAGTTCGGACAGTCGGCGTCCGGTTGATAAGAGACAGGAGATATTTTTGTAAAAAGCAGATCCCTATCATGCGGCAGAAGTTCTCCTGTTTTCAGATCAATCACACCGTTATCGCAATTGAAAAGATATTTGTGGGAATCCAGTTCCTGCTTCCTCACTGAAACCATTGGCCGGACATCTAAAATGGTGTTCATCCGTATATTGCGGCGCTCGCATTTCTTCGCCCAATCATTGAGCTGTTTTTTTCGGAATTTGTCTTCTGTGGCCTTGGCCTCGCCGTATAACGCCCGTAATGTTTTCGCGGTGATAGCTTCAATTTTCCGTTTGCTGTCTTCTTCCCATCGCTTGCCGTTCCAGATCAGCCAGTCAAGCTCGTTACAGTATCGGATATTCTTTCCGTGGTAGTAGACAATTCGTTCAGCGTTGCCTAGCTCCGTTAAATGAAAGACCGGCGTGGTGTCAATGATCTCTTCTGTATCCTCAACTTGAGAATTATCGGAATGAGAAATGTACACCTCATACGGCTGTTCCTGCTGCTCTTCAAGCAAATCAGAAATTGTCGTATGAGTAGAATAAACGGCAGCGGCAATGGTCATGTCTCCATATGTAGCGCCGTCAGATGAGTGCTGTCGATCCCATTTCTCCCGAAACAACCCCGACTCCCGAAACATCGAATCCATTTTTGCGGGATCCTTATCCGTCCAGAATGCCAAGTGATTACACAAAGCCATATCTGTGGCCGAGTGATCATCATTTATCAGATGACCGTTAAACAGATCCTGAATGCTCTTCCCGTTCTTGCTGTTGAACATCCTTTCCCATATCTCCTTATTGGAGAGATTGCTCATATCTTTGGATGAAACAGCGGGCGGGGTGGACGGTTTCGATTCTTCTTTTTTGTCGTTCAAATATTTTTCGAACAGCTCTTTGAGCTCGTCTGTTCGTTCTTCAACGGCCCCGATCCCGAGACT